CATTAGTTGTAGTTATTGTTGTGGTTGTAGTAGTAGTTTCTGTTGTAACTGTATATCCGTCAGCTTCATATTCAATGGTTTCTACTTCATCTATAACAATGGTTTCTTCGACTCCTGGCGTACATAATCCTGTTGCAGTAACAGGACATTCTGCTCTAAGGGGCGAATGCCACGATACCAGAATGCATAGCCATACCCAATACAATAAATTTAAGAAGTTTTTGCCCATCCGTTAGTCCAGTTGTTTGTTGTTCTTTTTGTTTAATTTCTATTTGTTTAAATACTTGAGATCCTTCAGGTACTAAAGCAGGATTTTTTTCCCACCCTTCTTTAGCTTCTTCCCCTATAGCTCCCATGTACGGACAATATGTACCTGCCATATACATTGCATCCCACACACGAGGATCAGCACAAAGTGTTGACACTGCGGCCACCTTCATGCCCATCGAGTAAAGTGAGCGACTTAATTTTATACGTTCACAATTTTCGTCCGTAATAGTAATTCCGCTGCTAATACCTAGAATCTGGGTTTGCACCGCACCTGCTGCCGCTGTCTTACACACATCAGAATTGTTTACAACAACACTTGGTGAGTTTGCAGTTGGTGGTGCCTTGTCCGTTACAACGGTCGAAGACACCGTGTTCGTATCTGCTCCATTAGCGCTCGTAATTGCACTAGCAACTAAAATAAAACATAATACAAAAAAAAGAATTCTCATTTAACATTTCCATCTTTTTCTTGCTTGACGTAATCTTGAGTTAGGATTTTTTGCAGCTTTAGGAAACTGTTTCATTTGACCTGCACTTCTAGCACAATATGATTTTCTTCTTTTAGCAGCTTTAGATCCTTTGTGGAGCGGAAATATTTTTTTGTTTTTGGTGGTTGTTTATCCTTAGCCATAAATTACATTAACTTTAGTAGCTTGGTTAAAGAAAACATAAAGATCGGTATCAAATTTTAATCCCATTTCAGGAAAATCAATTTGAAGAATCTCATCTTCTCCAGAACCAATAGCAGGAGTAACTTGAGTAAATTTAACAGTGCCACTTGCACCATCATCTACCAAATCAATTCTGCCTTCAGTTCCACCACATTGAACAGTTAATCCTAACACCCGAGCAGGAGCACTAAGTGTATTACTTCCTGCACTTACTTTAGTAGTTACTTGTCCACTAGAAGTTAATTGTTTAGTTTTTAAAGCAAACATTATTAACTCCAAGGATTAGCAAATGTACCGTTTCCGATTAATTGTGCTTCGACTAACCAAATTAAACCATCAACAGCTCTACATCTAATGTGAGCTCCTTCTAGTCCACCTTTAGTAGTAGCAGTTAAAGTTAGTGTATCAGTACCACCTGCACTAAAAGCAGTCACGGCTCCTGGATCAGTTGCTGTGTTGTTGTAGATCGCCATACCTCTAAACACATCTGCTGTATCTCTACCTGCTGCAGTTCCTGCATTTAAAGTAAAAGTGTTACTTGAAGTTAAACTTGCAGTCATTAAAAACTCATAGATCATTCCAACTCTATTTGTAGAGTTAGGATCAGTTCCTGGTCCTGCAGTTTCAGAACTTGCTGTGTCTATGATTGAAGGTAAGTTAAATACAGTAACGGCGTTTCCGATTTGTACAACCTTGCCTTGATATTTATCTATGCCCGCAATATCAGTTCCACCGTCTGTGGTTCCTGCACTTATTGATTGAGCCATATCAGGACCTGTTCCTAAGAACCCATTAAGGGATCTTACTGGTCCTTGAAAAGTAGTTCTAGCCATTTTATTCTCCTTTGGTCGTATAGACCATTATCGCTACGCCGTCTCTATACCGTCTGCCTAGCCAGTCTGCGTAACTAAATTAATACTAGGAACTTATTTTATAAAATAAAAAAGGCGGTCATGCAACCGCCTTCTTCTATCTGGGAGGATCCAGTAATTTTTATGAACCTTGAGATCCGTAAACCGCTCTAGGATCAGAGTAACCAAAGCTGTATCTCTCTCTAGCTTTGTATCTCATATTTCCTGTGTCAAAATCGCCTTCCATGCCAGTAGCAAGGGCAGCTCTTGTGAAGTGTTTGAATCCATTAGGACAATCTGTTTTAATAAAGTATGCATCAGTATCTGATAGATAGTGGTTAACTGTATAACCACCTGGTAACATACCCATATTTTTCAGAGCGTTGATATCATTGTCAGCAGTACCGACTCTTAGAGTTGAGTTCAAGACTCTATCAGCTACGAATTGAATGTTTACTGGGATAATTAATTTTCTTCCCTGCATTGCAATTTTTAGCCCTCTTTCGTCGATAAAACCAGCAATATCAATCATCGCTTGTTCTAATGAGGTTTCGTTTAAATCTGCATCTGTAGCACTTCTGTTTGAGAAGTTACCACCTAAAGCAGTTGGGTGTGCAGTATTACATAAAGTAACACCATCACCGCCAGTCGTTGCAAATGCTGTGTTTAATACATCAGCACCTTTAACTTGTTTTGTATACGCCATTGAACGAGCCAATGCTTTTGTATAACGAGCAGATAAAGTATCATATAAGTTATCTTCGACTGCTTCTTCCGTTAAAGCGAATGCTAGTGCAATTGTTTCATGCACGTATCTCGCAGTGAAAGATTCAGAAGCGGTATCAAAACCAACTGCTGCACCTTCCGCTTTTACAGAAGCTTCGCCAAAGCCAACCAACATAACCTCTTCTTCGAATGCTCTATCACTAGATTCATTGTCGAAGATTTCTGCGGCCTCGTTTTCATAACGTGCGTACTCTAGTCCAAACAGGGCGTTTAAACCAGGTTCTAGCTCTTTAGCTAGTTGTGCTCTACTTATAGCCATTTTCTAGTCTCCTATTAGTTTATTCCTGTCGCTGTGTTAAAGAAATGTACGTTAAGTTTAACTATCGCTAATCGACCAGCAACGGTTGCGTCATCATTGCTAGGAGAATCTTCGAAACCGAGAATTCTCAAGTTAAGGGAGGCTGTAGTGTTTGCTGTACTTACTGCTAATTCGCCTGCAGAATAACCAGAAGTTGTACTTCCAGTTATACTTGTAGCAAAGTTTGCATTAGCAAAAACTAGTCCATCGGCTGCCGCCGCATCACAATTTATTAAAAATAATTGATTTGGATCATCTATTATATAACCAATAACTTCTGTATTTGCTTTACAAGAAGCAGTGCCTGGATAATAAGCTGACCACGTTGGCGTGCCGTCTAGTGCTGTATATTTACAGCCCATAAAAACACCGAGATATGGTACTGTGCCACCTGCTGCTGCACCTGCATAACTAATTACTCCAGTAGCTAGAGGTATTACCCCTTGTCCTGTAAAAATTTCATTAGCAACGCCAGCTATACTAGCAGTTTGAATAGCATAAGCATTCATACCTTGGGTATTATATGAAGAGCCTTCTCTTACGAAAGGTCGTAATCCGAAAGCAGCATCTATATTTGCCATAATATGTCTCCTTTAGACTCTGGTAGAGACATCGGCCTTACTTATTTAAGACTTTTTGTTTCCACCAAATTCAACCCTACTGCGTTTCTCTTTCGAGATAGGCATAGAAGGGTGCTCGTCTTTCATAAGATCATTATCAATGGAATCTTGTTTTCCTTTAGTAATTTCGGCGAAGTAGGCATCCCTATCTTCCTTAACTTCTATCGGACAACGCATCAATAATAATCCTCCGACTCCAATAACACCTTTGAACTTTCCATCACTAATAGACGGAAGATCCATTCTGTCAGGATACTCTTCTTTTCTTACAAATTCATATCCTGATCGTAAACGAGCCATGATGTTTTTTTCATCTTGTTCGCCACGAAATTCAGCACGAACCCAACGATGGTGAAAACCTTCGGGTGGTTCGGGTGCATCCAAGTTCGAAGGAGGAACCCATCCTCTCTTACGAGCTTTCTTTTCACGGGTTTCAATTTTGCGTGTGGATTTCTTTAGTTTTTCAGTCATATTACGCCTCCTTCACGTGTTTTGCGTATTCTTCCAATGGCACATTGAGTCTTTTCGCTATTGCTATTTGTGAAGGTGTGAGCTTCACTACTCGGCGTCCAGATTTTGTTTTTCGTACGGCCGACGCTACAGTCTGAACGGGCTGTTTCGTTTCGGTTTTCTTCTCCTCAATAGTATTAGCATTGCTAAATTTATGAGGAAACTCATTTCTCATGCGAGAATCTACTTCTTTATAGTACTCATTTGACGTTGGGTCAAATCCTTCTTCATTAACAAGTTGATTATGTAGTTCCATTGCTGCTCCTGTCATCATTCTATCAGCACCGAACCACTCATTTCTTGCTGCCCATTCCTCTGCACGAGGATCATAAGACGGTTGTTCAGCATAATCTTGTTGGGGTTCTTGTTGTTGAACCGGTTGAGAAGCATAATTTCTTTCATCATTTTTTTGAGCTTGTTTCATAGAAGCTAATCTTGTGGCGTCTGCTTTAGCTTGAGCTAACTGTTCTTGTGCAGAAACTTGGCCTTCTGTATCATTATCTTCTATTGCTTTTTTAAGTCTAGCTTTAGCTGCTTCTGCAGCATTTGTTACTCTACCTTCATACTCAGATACATAACCTTTTCCAACATTTGTATATCTTTGTTTTAATTCTTCGTTTTCATCTTGAACATCTTTGTAAAGCCTTTCCATTTCTCGCATACGGCCAACAAGATTGTTAATTCGTTTTTTAACATTTTTACTGTAGTCTCCTAAGTCATCAGTTTTATAGGGATCTGTATCTTCTGAAGCTTCAGTCTTTTCTTCTTTTTTAGTTTCAACTTCTTCTTTAGTTTCAACTTCTTGAGGAGCTTCTTCTACAATTTCTTTTACATTGCTTTCCTCTACAACAACTTCTTCTTTAGAGTCTTCATCCTTTAAAGTTACTTCAACAGCGTTGCCTGTTACATCTAAAGGAACTAATTTTTCTTTCGCCATATTTCTCTCCTAAAATAAACTTGCTGGCAGTATATCTTTTGGATGATCAATGACCGCCAGTATTTCATCATCATTCACTATTCTAAGCTCACCACCATCAATACGAATTCTAGATCCTGCATATTTGGTAATAAGTACCCAATCAGTACTCTTGCACCAAGGACCATTGGGAAATCTTTCTTTATCTTTATAAGCATCAGGTCCTACTTTTAAAACACGACAAACATTAGTAGCTACTTGTGCTTCAGCTACAGTTTCATCTGTAAGATGTAAACCTGCTTTAGTTTTTTTCTCTAACAACAAAGGAAATAAAACAATTCTAAAACCTGTGGGCTCTGGAACTTTTCCTATTTCTTTTTTTGTTTTGTAGGGTTTTTCATTAATATCAATGATATTATTTTCTCGGGTT